TTTTGGTTCGATCGTGTCTTCTTTTGTTTCACTTTCGATTGTTGGGCGTGTTGCCTTGCAGTTGTACAGAACATGACGAATTCCATTGACATCTCCGTCAAACTGGAACAATAGAGCAAACGATTTAACTGTTGCATCTGCATTCTCTGTCAATACATTTTTTGTATCTTTTGTATCTCCTAAGATTCCTGTCCTAAAATCATCTGGAATCAACGCCATTTCTAAATCTCCAGAATATCCGTTATTGGTGACAGATACATAATAAGCTACTCCGTCTGCGTAAAATGTACTTGTGCCTCCCTCTGCATCTAATGATAATGATACGGCCCCAGGAACTGCGACTGGTGTCCCCCATGTTATTTTCCCCTCAGTTTCCGTAATCTCAGCGTAATGCACATTTTTCAAATTGAACTTAATCTTGTTTTTACCTTTTTTCATTTTTTACACCTCCATCTGGTAAAGGACCTCATACATCTGTTCACTATCGATGTACGTTTCTTCCTTTTCCCAGGATACGTTATAGTTTTTAAATATCTCTTCGATTCTTTCTTCTAGCTTATGATCTTTTTCGTCTGTATATAGTTCAATGCTCACAGCGTCGATTACTGCATACACGACACCGTCGGCATAGAAATTTGCGCTTTCTTCATTTATCCATACAATAAACGGCGGATCAACTGCGTTTTCTTCCGTGAAATGATGGTACTGGAACGGGAGTCCTGTTTCTGCAAGCATTTCTTCAATTCTTTCTTTGCTCATCATCCTTTTACCACCTCTTCCTCAAGCTTCTTGATTGCCTTTTGCTCTACTTTTTTGATGTGCGGAATCGCAGAAACACGACCGCCTCCACGTTTTGCGTGGCCTTTTTCAAGTAAATGTGTTAAGCGGTACTCTCCGTTCCCAGCGTAGATCGTAGACGAATCTCCATTTGTCTTCTTCTCTGTTTTACTTCTCCAACTTCCTGCATAATCTCCTGTTTTTTTAGGTGATGTTGTTTTTAATTCTTTCACTGCTTCTTTTGTTGCCTGCTTTACTGCTTCATTCAGTACTTTCTTTTCAACTTTTGCGTATTTTTGCAGTTCTTTTCTGATTGCTTTCCCCAAATCTTTTGCTTCCACTATCTCACATCCTTATACGCAATTGGTGATCTTGACAATGATAAAAGCAGATACGGCGGCATCTGATCGAATTTATCCTGTATCTGCTCTATCTTGTATTGTTTCCCATTGATCAGGATCAGATCCATCCTTGATATATCTGGAATTTTGGGAATTGCTACCGTTTT